TTCGCCGCCATTGTTGAGTCCGCCTATGAGTGATGTGATTGCGTTCCAGAGGCCAGTGAGTTGGCTTTTGAGGCTGGCCGTCGCCGAGGCGAGCATCTGGAAGCCGGGGATGTTGGAGATCGTGTCGCCAAGGTTTTTGAGTTTCGCCTGTGTGGCGGGTATCGCGTTCTCGAGACCTTGTTGGAGTGCCGCTCCGACTTTTTGCAGGGTTGGTGTGACGGCTGCGGTGAATGTGTCGATGAGTGGGATGGCTTGGTTGAACAGGCCGCGTAAGCCGTCGAGGACTGGTGTGGCGGCTGTTTCTCCGAGTCGGCTCAACGCGGCTTTCACGTTGGCCAGGGCGCCGGTGAATGTGGTGCCTGCGGATAGTGCGGCGCCGCCTAGGCCTTCCTGCATGGCGTCGGCGAAGGTTTGGAAGTCGATTTTGCCGTCCGAGACCATGTCGGACACTTCGGCGCTGGTCTTGTTCAGATGCTTGCCGAGCATTTGGAGGACTGGGATGCCGCTCGACATGAGCTGGAGCATGTCGTCGCCCTGGAGTTTGCCTCGGGCGGCGACGGAACCGAAGATCATGCCGATGTCGGTGAGGCTTCTGCCGCTGATCTGCGCGGTGTCGGCCACGGTCTTGAGGATCTTGGTGAGCTGGTCGCCTTCCTTGATGCCGGAGGCGGACAGGCTGGCCGCGACGGTCGCGGCGTCGCCCAATCCGAACGCGGTGCCCTTGACGGATGCGAGCGCGTCGTTCATGATTTCGGTGACGCTCGCGCTGTCGTGGCCGAGGCCTTTGAGTTTGGCTTGCGCGTTCTCGATGTTGAGGGCGCGGGTGAAGCCGCCTTTGGCGGCCAATGCGGTGATGCCGCCGGCGAGGGTGGCGATCGCGCCTGTGCCGACCTTGCCGATTTTGCCGAATGCTCCGCCGATCTTCGAGATGAGGGTGCTGGAGCTTTTCTTGGAGGCTTTGTTGACGGCGTCGCCGATGTCGCCTTCGATGCTTTTGCCGAATCCTTTGCCGGATGGTTCGACGTGGACGTATGCGACGCCTATGTCCTGTGCTGCCATCGTGTTTCCTTATTCGTAGGTTGGGATTCCGATGGCGGTCGGAGTCAGAGGTCGTCGTTGATGTGGAAGTAGGCTTTGAGCCGTTCCCTGTCCTCGCGTTGACGGCGGGTGAGGTTGTGCGTCGGGGTTGGCGGGCGGAGCGGGTCGTGCTCGTGGTCGAACCATGGGCGTTTGCGTTGTCCGGACAGCGTCCAGACCGCCTGTTCGGCTCCGTCGGGCGCGTAGACGGCGTTCTGCAACGCCATCCACGAGTGGCTTGTATGGTCTTTGAGGATTTCGCGGGTCAACGCCCAGGCGAGTCCCCAATCGACTCGTGGACGTTGGCCTTCAACCCATTCCCGGAAGCGTACGGGCCTGTAGATCTGCCCGTACGCTCGGATCCAGTCGTAGGCTAGTGCCGCGCGATTGTTGTTCCAGAGGTGGGCGAGGTAAACGCTTTTGGGTCCAGTCCGGATTCCTCGGCCCACGCCTTGATGGTCGCGGTGAGGTAGGCCATCGGACGTTTGGTCTTGCGCAGCACGTTCCAGAAGTTCGGCTGCATCGTCTGGAAGTAGGCGAGGAACGTGCTCACGCAGGCCGTGGTTTCCTCGTCGGACAATGCGGGCTTGCTTTTGAGCAGGAGGATGGCCTGGACGAGTTCGATGGGCAGTTCCGCGTTGTTGAGGTTCGGCAGGTCGAGTTTCACGCCGGCGACCTCGAGGTGCACGTCGGGTTTGAGCTCTTCCGCTTCGGTCAGGTCTACGTCCACGACATGGTATTCTTTGTCGCTCATGTTGGCTCCGTTCTAATGGTTGGCGGTTGAATGGGTGTCCCGTGCGGCCGACCGCCATCGGCCGCACGGGAAGAATCAATGGGTCACTTGGCGTCTTCGGTGACGAGGCCCCATGCGTGGAACTGTTCGCCGTTGGTGCCCTTGAGCATCTTGAACGTCATGCTGAAGTTCATGATCTCGCTGGATTTCAGGCTCACGTCGTCACGGTCGCTCACCTTCGCGTTGGTGCCGTACAGGAGGAACGGACGGTCCTGCTGGTCGAGCGCGACCAATACGAGGATCCACTCCTTCTTCAATCCGGCGCCCTTGATGCTGATGCCGCCGTCCGAATCGACGTCCACGTCGAAGTAGGCCGACACCACATCCTTGCGGCCCTCCATCGCGGCGAGCTGCAGGGTCCAGTAGCCCGGATCCGTGTCGGACAGCACGATGTCGCCGTTGTGGGCCTTGTAGTCGGTGCTGTCGCCCGGTTCCGGATGCAGTACGGCGCCGTCCTCCGTGGAGTAGCCGATCGGCTTCTTGCTTGCCGGCGGGGTCCAGGCCACTCCGGTCGGAGCCACGAACGTGCTGTCGCCCTTGGGGAACAGGAACAGCGCGTAGTTCTTGATCAGGCGCACGTTGCCTGCGGTGTTGCCGCTGGACACGTACCCGTAGTCGGTCGCGCCCTGCGCGGCGACGGTGGTTTTTTCGTTGTTGTCAGACATTCGTCTGCACCTTTCCGTTCTTCGCGTGTGGCGGCACGTTGTCTTTGGTTATGTTTCATTCAGTTGACGGTGACCTCGAGCAGGAGCACTCCGTACGCGCACACCAGTCTCTTGTCCTCGTCAGTCATGCGTACCGGCCCGGATTCGAGTGACGCGTCGATGAGCGGCGCGACGTTTCCGAGCCCGATGATCTCCCTCGCGATGTCGGCCCACAGGCGTGCGGCCTTGTCCCAGTCGCCCGTATGGTCCTCTCTCATGCATCGCACGCTCAGCCGCAGCCGCACGTACTGCGAGATTGGGGTGCTCATGCCTTGCATGGAGTCGGCCAGAGTGGCTTCGGTGAAGGGAGGTTCGAGGTCGCTTCGTTCGATGGTGTCGAACGTCACGTCCGGGAACAGTGTCCTCAGTTTGGACAGGAGCAGGGGTTCCGTGCGCCGGGGAGTGACCGGGATGCTCATACGCGCATCCTTCCGAGCGTGTCCTCTAGCGTGCCGTGCGCCTTCTCCACCGGTGCCGGGCAGATGATCGCCACGCCGCTACGGTTCTTGCCGTCATGGTCGCGGACCATGCAACGGTCATCCTCTACGGCGGCCTCGGCCGCGTCCCTCATGCGCGAGCGCAATGTCTCGTTTTTGAGGACCTGTTGGCTGAACGCCTTGCGGTTGAATACGAATCTGCATCGTTTGGCCATGCTTATCCTTCCCGTTCGCCCACGGTGATGACGTCGCCGATGTGGCGTCCGTGGAGGTTGTTCCACACTTGCGGCTTTCCTTTGACGGGCAGGAGGATGCCTCTGACTTTGATCAGGTCGGTGGCTTGGATGCCTGTCGGTTGGCTACCGCGGATGTGGATCGTGTATTCGGTGGTCTGCGGGCTGGCGTTCTCCTCGGTCTGGTCGGTGGTGGAGGTTGGCGCGACCATCGCCTGGAACGTGCCGACGCGGGCGGGTTTGCCCTGGATGGGGTTGCCGTCCGTGTCGGTGGTGGACTGGCCGCGCCACACTTCGATGGTTTCCACTAGGACGTCTCCCCCGTTGCCATGTCGACGCTGAACGCGCGCTGAGCGTTGATGCCAAGGATGCGTTTCTCGTCGTCGCGCAGCCAGAGATCGCCGGTGGGCGCTCCGAAACTGTATTGTTCGCTGAAGCTGCCGGTGGTCTGGTTCATCTGCGTGATGCCGCCGGGAATGCCGTACGGGTCGGCCTGCATGATTCTGCGGACGATGTCGCAGGTGATCTTCGTCAGCAGGCGTGGCCGTTCTTCGAGGAGCCGCTGCCAGATGGGCGAGCGTTCCTTGATGTAGTCGGTCACGTCCGCGAGATGCGTGTCGGCTTTCTCGCGTTCCTCGTCGGTGAGCTTGTGCCATCTCCGTTCGAGGTCGTCGGAGGTGGCGAACATGTCGGGTTCGTCCGTCATGGTCACTTCTTGTCCGGCAGTTTGACCGCCCCGGCGGATACGAGGCCGGCGATGATGTCGTCGAACTGTTTCGCCAACGTGTTGAACGCGGTGACGAGTTTGTCGAATTCGTCCTTGGTCGGAGTGTCCGCCGCGGCCTCGGCGATGTTGCTGTCGACGTTGCCGATCGCTTGTTCGGGCGCGTACTGCTTAATGCCGCCGAGGGTGTCCTCGCCGGCCGCCGGCAGCTCGTAGGCGCTGGATCCGGCGGAGAAGTCCGTGCCATCCTTGTTGACAAGGCTCACCTGCGCGTCCAACGGTCCGATCGTATGCTTCTTCTTACCTGACGGATTGACCACAAGGGTCTGGATGGGGAAACTCATCGTTCACCTCATTCCGTGGCCTTGAGTACGGCGAACGCCTTCGGATCGATGATCGCGAACGCGTACATCGCCTCGGTGCGGTATGCGATCTGGTTATGGGCCTTCAGGTCCACGCCGGTCTGGTCCGGATCGCCGTAGGCGATGATCTCGCTGGTCAGATCGCGGACCATGCCCCATTTGATGAGGCTGAAATCTCCCATGAACGCGAGCACCTTCGTCGGGGTCTTGGCCAGTCGGCCGTTGACGGTTCCGGAGGTCGCGGCGGTGATGCCGTCCAGGCTGCCGGCCTGCAGGTTCAGCGGGATCTCCGGGTAGAAGCGCATGCCGGTGGAGGGGACGCGCAGCTTGCGCAGGCGGGACGCCCAGGTCTTGGACAGGGCGACACCGTTGATGTCGTAGGAGTCGTTCAGCGCGTCGGCCAAAGCGTCCACGTTGCCGATCTCATCCTCGGTGGCGATCACCTGCACGGCGGACGTGCTCAATGGGTCGAATCCGGAGAGCGCCTCACCGGTCTTGGGGTTGATCGCATGGTAGATCACGTAGTCGAGGGCGCGGCCCAGTGCGGCTGCCTGATCGGCCTGGATGCTGCGGATGATCTGCAGCTGGTTGTCCTCGTCGGCCCACTGGAGTTCGCTGGTGACGCGGGTGGTGGTCTGCACCTTGAAGCGCTTCGCCACGACGGAGTCCACGGTCTGCTCGTAGCTGCTCTTGACCGCGCCTTCGGCCACTACCTCGGCTTCGCTCTTGCCGTTGAACACGAGGTAGTCGGCGTCGGAGAAGATCTGTGGCGTGCTGGGGCTCAGGGACGCGATGGTGCTGGTGTCCTTGGCCTTGTTCACGATTTCGGTGGCCACGCTCACGGGGAGCTTGATCTGGTCTGTTTTCATCGCCATGATGACTTGTCCTTTCGGATGGTTGGGTTATTCGCCTAGGAGCTGGTGGATGTACGAGAGCTCTTCGGCGTCCTTGTTGTTGTTCTGGTGCGATGGAGAGCCCGTCTGGTTCCTCACCTGAGGCGGCTTGGATGCCGGATGCAGCGCCGCGTGCAGGAGGTCCGCATGCGCCTCGAGTTCCTCCTTGGTTCCACCGCGCAGCAGTTCGGCCGGAACGTCCTTGTCTTTGGCGACTTCGGACACCCATTCCGCGTGCTGCTTCTCGGCCGCGGCGTCGTCGATCTGCTTGCGCAGCGCCGCGTTCGATTCCTTGAGTTTGTCGATTTCGCTCTTTCCGGCGTTCTCCATCTCGTCGAGTTTCATGGCCTTGGACTTGAGCTCGTCGTAGTCCTTGTACTTGCCGCGCTCCTTGGCCAGTCGCTTCTCGACGATCTGGTCGACCTGTTCCTGGGTGAACGACCTCGGCTCACCGCCGTCGCCACCGTCATTGGAACCGCCCTCGTCGCCACCGCCGTCGATGAGACGGATGTGTGCCGGGAATCGGAATCTGATGGACATGCTGCTCTCCTTTGCTGTTTCCCGTGGATTCGAGTTCGACCGCGCCACGGTGCGCTGTATGGTCCTCCCACGCGATACGGCGCATGGTCGCCGCCAACCTGAATGGCTGGCCGAGTGGTGGATGCAGGATTCGCACCTGCGCGGCTGTGAAGCGCCCGAGTTACAGTCGGGTCCATTCGTCTGCTCTGGCAATCCACCGAAATCAATGGTTTTTGGTAAAATAGAAGTACCGGAGGTCCCGTGCAGACTTGAAATAATAGCCTATTCGTGCGGGAGTGCCTCCGGGTTTTTATTGCAGCTCGATTTCTCTCATCCCGTTGTTGTCCAATAGGAACAAACGTCTGATCTTGTTTTTCTTATGCAGCGCGTTATAGCGGGAAAGTTGCGTCACCAGTTTCTCCGGAGCCGAGTATCCAGTGAGATCCACAATGAATGCATCCTTCACGACACCATGCTGCTCGGCTTTGGATACCGCTTTTGAGATGTTCTTCGAAATGGATCCGTAGTCTGGGCGTTTTTGCCGAGATGACTTAACCTCGCACTCAAGGTCTTGCTCAATCCATTTCAAGTCATTCGTCGATTTGTGCCCCAAAGTATCGCGTGGAATCCATTCGTAATGCTGTCCGAGTGACTTGAAATGTTCCAGGAACACGATTTCATGCATCTCAAGGACGTCTGCGTCTACTGGGACGCCAAGCGCCTTCTGCCTTCCATCCCATCCTTTCTTGCTTAATGATTTCTCGTCGCGCATGCCGGTGAAATCATGTTCGACTTTGAAAGACGCACGTTTCTTCGGCATGATCCCGTCGCTCAATTGCTTAGGGAACTTATGACGCATAACGAATGTGACGGCATTCGCGTCGGCCGAATCCAACTTGATTCCGGCTTCCTCGGCGGAGGACTTCCAATTCTTTCCCAATGCGTTGCCGTTGATGGCTTGCACGGCCTGATCGTACATGGCTTTATACTTCGCTTGGTCATAGCCGAAGATCTTGTCCTTGCCCCAGCTGCACACGGGAATGCAACGGCATTTGCCGTTATGGAAAGAGCCGCCGAAGTCCGCGCTTTCCTCACTGGTGTATGCGAATCCTCGGCTGGCGAGCATCACGCAAAATGCACAAGGATTGGAGCCTCGTGGGACGCGTGCCCATCCAGGATGCGTCTCGTCGGCGTCGCGGTTGTTCTGCGTGGTCAATCGTACAGACCTGCTCATCATGTCGGCAATGAACTGCTGCCAGTCGTCCACCGTCTTCAGGTCGGGCCAAAGGTCTTCAACAGTCAGCCCGTTGGCGTTGCCATGCTTCAAATTAGTGTAGTTATGCCCATTCCAATCGGTTCCAGTGAAACCGCCTACCTGACGGTATAGCACTTCATATTCGTCGCAAGTAGATGAGACGTAGGGCGGCATTTTGATGCCGGCGTATTTCTGCCACAGGTTCCTGGTGTCAGTGTAGTACCTGCGTGATCGTTCGGACGCATCGCGGGTGTACCTGAGCACTATGTCTTGTCGTTCCAACGGTTTCGCGGATTCCATCGCGTCGGTGGCGTCGTCTGTCAGATTCTCAAGATCAGTCTCGTAATCCCTATGCAGTTTCTCCAGTTTCTGACGAAGCTGCGCTTTCGCCGGTTCCGGCAGATCCAGATTGTTCAGATCCATCCGTCACCTCCGAGGACGCCGCGCTTCTGTCCATGAGCTGGTCGATGCGTTGTTCCGATTTCTGCCGTTGCTGGTCGGCGCGTAGGCGGGTGATTTCCTCGCGGGTCAGGCCGAGACGTTCGAGTCCGACATCGGAGTCGGCGTAGCCGGTGATCTTGTCGGCGATCTTCGTGAACGCGTCGGCGCGCGCCGCGTCGGAGATTTCCCTTGTGGGCGCCCATACCGGATGCACGTCGCGCATGGAGTCGGGTATCGTGTTCGCGCCTTCGCGCAATGCCACGGCGATGCCCATGGCCCGTTTGAGTTCCCGTCCGAAGGCCACGTTCTGCTTGTCGGCGATGCGCGTCAACCGTCGTTCGGCGGATGCCATGGCCTCGGCGCTGGTCGGATTGTCCAACGTGATGCCCAGATAGTCGACCGGCACTCGGGTCTGCGAGGCGACGAGCATGGCCAAGGTCTTGAGCATGTCCGAATGGGGCGTCATGGACGCCTGCTGCACCTGATGCAGTTGGGGAAGCTCTCCGTTCTCGTCCGCGGTGATCGCGTTGATCGCCTGGATGAGACTCGTCCATGTGTTGCTGCTGAACGCGTCCCTGTTCGCTCCGATGAACCAGAGTTTCGGAACGGAATAGAATTCGGCCGACGCCTCCATGCGGACCACGGTGCGGAATCCGGCGTCGACGAGGCTCATGAGCGAACGGCTGATGCGGCTGTGGCCGAATGGCCGGTCCATCTGCCTGTCGTAGGCGAGCGCGACGGCAGTCGGCTGGTCGAAGTTCGTTTCGTTTTTCTCCGCCCGCCATGGGGTCAGGTGGCCGGAGCATTCGTAGACCTTGCCGGGGAGCCACACGTTGAACGCGCAGATTCGTCCGTCCTTGTCGTCCTCGGTGATGGTCAATGCCGCGGCCAGACGGTGGTTGCGTCGGTCCCAGATTCCAGCGGACCAGTCGGCGGAGCGTGGGATCATGCTGATCCGGTCCGGATTCTCCGGGTCTGCGGCGATGGTCAGGAAGCTGCATGAGTGCTTGTAAGCGGATACGATCAGTTCTGACGTGGCCACGTCCAATTGGTTGTCCTCGAACAGGTCGTTGACGCCCATCGTGTCGTCGCCGGATACGCTGAACCCTTCCAGGTCGCTCAGGTCGCTCAATGATCGGACGGCCAGTTCGGGCCATCCGATCATCGCCTCGACCTTGTTTTTGATCTGGTCGGGGATGGAGATTCCGAAGTCTTTGAATCGTTCCTTGCAGTCGTAGTAGGCTCCGCGGATCAGGTTGCGTGGGTATTTCTCACGCCACACGCGCAACAGTTCGTGGATGATGGGCATGTCCTCGTCGTCGACGCCGAGGATGGTGCCGACGTTTCCGCTTGCGGTGTCGAGGTAGCTGCTGCCGGTGAATTTCGGAGCGACACTTACCGTTGTGCCGTCGGCCATGTAGAACACCATCAGAACATCACCTCCTGTCGTCTTCCCGGATGTCGTTTCGTCGTGAACGCCCCATACAGGGCGAGAGTGGTGGACACGAGCGGCGTGATGTCGACATCGCTGCCGAGTTTGTTCCAGGCGATCGCGCCGGACTGTCCAAGAGGCCGCGTGGTGGCGCCCTTGACGGCTGCGGCCAGCTGCGGCTGGTATTCGTCCCGTGGATGCTTGAGCGTTCCGGCCTTGAGCATGTCGAGGAAGCGTCCGCACGCGCGGCCCATCTCCTGCATGTTCGTCACCGTGACCCTCACATGCGCCTTCTTCAGTTCGGGCAGCAGGCTCATAGCGGGCGACTGCGCGTCGATGACCACGCTGGCGGTCTTCGGCCAATGTTCGGCGAGCCAGTCCACGGCCCACATGGTTCCCGCCTGCCGTGCGTCCTTGATGTTCGCCATCTGGATGACGGCCGAACCGTCCGCGTACCGTAGCGCGGCTCCGATGGTCAGCACGCTCCTGTCCGGAGGCATGTCGATGCCGAAGCTCACGGTTCCTCCATCAGGCACGTCGTCGATGGCCGCGGCCTGCCACAGGTCCGGGCTGATGGCGTACGCGGTGGCGGTCTCATCCCATATGCCAAGCGCCTCGCGACGGAACGAATCCTCGGCAAGGAGATTGCGCATGCGCAGTATCGCCTGTTCGCTGGTGCGTTTCGGATATGACGGGTTCGCTTTCGCCCACGCGGTCCGGTCGTCCAGGTCGCAATCGCGGTCCGCGCCGAGCTCCACGTAGAGCATGCCGTCCGAATTGCCCGCCAACGCGGTCGAACGTTTCTCCTCGAACGCCTCGCACTGGTCTCCCGGCTTCGGCGGGTTACCCATGAACACGATCAGCGGATTCGGGCTCGTGTTCACGATCGGAATCAGGTTATCCAACGCCTTGATGGTGAGTATCTGAGCCTCGTCGAACACCTCGATGTCCGCCGAATGCAAGCCACGGCCGAAACCGTTCTCACGCGCGCCGAACATGATGCGGCTCCCATTGGTGAAACGGATCTCCTGCTGGCCGTTCGCTCGACGCACGTTCCGCACGTACCTGGACAGTTTCGGATTATGCGTCAGGTCGCACATGTCGGCGAACGTCTCGTCGGAGGTGCGCGTGTGGTGCGCGGTCCAAATGACCAATGTTCCGGCGCGTCCGGCGCACAGGATGAACATCGCGGTTCCGACGGTGAATGTCTTGCCGATCTGCCTGCAGCTGGACAGGACCGCGCCGCCGGACCCGCATGCGTACTTGCCGTCGGCGCGTTTGGCGAACAGCAGGTAGAGAAAGCCTTTCTGCCAGAGGTCGTAATGGATTCCGGCCTTGACTGCCGCATTGTTGATCAGTTTGAAGTCACTCGACGTGACGCCTTCCGGCTTCACGAGCCGTTGGGCGATCTCAGACAATCGACGCTCCGACATCCTCCGCCACCTCCGTCACGTCATCGTTCATGTCGAACAGACTGCCGGATTCCTCGGCCATGCGCATCCGTTCGTCGAATTCTGCAAGCTTGCTGCTAATCGACGGCAACGCGTTGGCCGGTGTTGAGGGATCATGCAGAGCCTCACGCAGTCTTCCGACGATTTCACGGAGCGTGTCCTCATGGGAACCGTCCATCATGCGTTCGAAGTTTCGTCTGTCGAGTTCCTGTTCCGGTTTTCTCTTCGCTTTAGCAGGCTTGCTTTTCCTTGTCCGAGCTGGATTGTTCTTTTTCCGACGATAATCCGCTTTCTGGCGGCAGGACTTGGAACAGTACTTCTGAGGCCGCCCATGGCCGGAAGGCTGGAATTCCTTGCCGCAGAGTTCGCACTTCATCGGCGTAATCCTCGCTTTCCGACCTTTCGTTGTTTCCCCTGTTTCCGACGTTTGAATCCGCGGGGAGAAATCGGCACTGCACCCGAGGCGACCGGGAGGGGGCATACCCGGGGTCCCCGCCCTGGTATCGGAGTCAGATGCCGAACGTTTTGAACGGCATCGAGCTTGCTTTCACTTCCTGTCTGCCAGCCAGCAGCGCTCGTGCGTGTTCGTCTGTCTTGTCGCTCTTGAACCTGTTGCATCTGCGGTGCGTGAGCCTGCAGTTAGTGAAGCTGTATGGATCACCGCCACGTGAGACCGGTACGAGCTCGTCGACTTCGGCGCTCATCGGATGTGGTGTCTTCAATGTCTTGTCGACTGGCTTGCCACAGATGGCACACACGTCGTATGCGGCCAGCACTCTTGCCCTGAGCTGTCTGCGCCGCCAGCCGTTGCTGACACGCTCGTTACGCCGCTTGCTCATGTGGCCTCCCCACATGTATGAGCCCCGGGGTGTCATGGATGCATCAATGATTATCTTCGCCGTTGGCTTGCTGGAATGCCGGTATAGGGGCTCCCGTATATGGACACTCCCGTGTCTTGTAGGGGCTCCCCATCATCTGCGAATACCCCTACCCCGGGTTTGTTTCATGGGTGCCTTCGGCGGGATTCGAACCCGCGTCCACACGCGGCCACAAGGAAGAGAATCCAATAAAGACTCGCGGCCGGTACGATCTACCACTGATTCCTACGAAGGCATACCGGCAGGCGGATTTGAGCATCACCGCATCACGGAAGCACGGGATTGGCTTGCCTGCCACATTGGGGTATGTCCACTCTGACGGGAGTGGGCGGAGCGTGTCCGATATGCCGTTCGGACAGGACGGTGTTACGCAACCCAAGGAGTTAGGAGAATCCAAGGTGGATATGAAAAAGGTTCAAACCGCATGTCTTCGGTTTGAACCCTCTAATCCACTGGCAATTATGCCTTGCACTTCGAGAAACGTCAAATCGAGTCGCGTCGGGAAAGCTGCCTGTGCACGTCGGCGAGACGGTAGAGCGGCTGTCCCTTCCCGTTCTTGCCGGCTGGTTGGATCCTGCCACGACTGCGCCACGAGTAGATCGTGTTCACGCCGCATTGGAACCCGCATTCGCACAGGAGTTCGGCGCATTCCCCTGCCGTGAACGCTTTGCCGGATGCGATGCACTCTTTCAGGAAGCCGAGCCGCACGTCCACCACGCGGTAAGTGCCGCCGCATACGGGGCAGGTGACCTCGACCGCGTCGATGGGCGCCGACAGTTCGACACCGCATAATGGGTTCGGGCATCTTCCGATGCCGTGCTTGGAGGGCGGCACGTCGATGATGTCCAGCGTCTTTCGGACCATCGACTCCCACTCATGGTAGAAGTCGGCGATGTCAGGCATGCGGCGCAGTCGAGGACTGCCGGCGCAGACACGCAGCATGTCCACCAGCGGCGGATGCACGCCATAGGTCGCCCAAGGCATGGCGGGCGGAGCGTACAACCGGCGCCAGAGTGCGATCGCGGCATCCTCGATGGCCTGCATGTGGTCGAGCACCGGCAATCGGATTGGCGTCGGCGCGGCTGGAAGGTTGACGCGTCCAGGCTGGCGGCCTCCGTAGTGCGCGGTCGAGTCCAGGAACTCATGCAGCGAATCCAACCATGCTGGATATTCCCGCAGCCAGCCGCGCATCAGCCCATCGCATCTCGCGCACATGGTGTCGCCGACAGCGCATTCTCCGCCGCAGACGAGGCACACACCGGCGAGCGCTGGTGTTGTTTGGCTGGTGTTTGTTGTGGTGTTGGTGGTGGTTGTGGTGTTGGTGGTGGTTGGTTGGGATTCGTTGGTTGGTTCGTACATTTGTTCGATTCCCTCCGGCGTGGTAGTCTGGTTTGCGGTAATGCCAGAGCCCGGCCGGAAGGTCGGGTTCTTTGTTTATTCGGTGGCGGAGTCCTGTTTTTCGAGGTGGACGTGTTCGATCTTGGCTCTATGGCGGAGCAGACCGGCGTATGCGTCCATGACGTCGAGCTGCCTGCTCAGCAGAGTGATCGGGCAGGTGGGCTCGAAGTCGAGCGTGCCATCCGCGTACCGCTGCAGCATGTCCCTGAGCTTGTCGGCGCGGCCGGTGAGCTCTTGGTATTCGACGCGCATGCGCTCCTTGTAGTCGCTGGCGGTGGCGCCGTCCGCTTGGTCGGCCGCGGATAGCACTTCGATGGCTTGGCGCAGGTATCCGTCGCGGATCCATTCCGGTGCGGTCTGCCATTCCTTGTGGATGCTTTCGGTGGAGTCCTTGCGGAGTGCCCATTTGAGCCCGAACAGACGTTCGGCGGCGGCTTCGGTGCGGCCGTCGATTGGTGGCAGTGGCGGTTTGAGTGTTTCCTTACTCATGGTTTCCTCTTTCCTTGGTGGGATGATTTTCGGCCGATTCCCAGATGCTGTGCCAGAGCATCCGGATGATCCATTCGGGCATTTCGGTCCAGATGGTCAGGTGCGTCGAGACGGCTGTGGCTTTCCACCACCTGCTGCAGACGACGCAGTGCTGCAGGCGGTGGCGTGGGAAGGTGCTACGCCCTGGTCCGATGCCGTTGCTGGCGCAGATGGCGGTTCCGAGAGCGTTCCGGCACAGATGTGGCGTCCGGTCTTTCATGCGTCGGCCTCCGATTGGGACAGGCGCCACCGCTCGAAAAGACGGTAGGCATCCAGCGAGATGGTCCGGATAGGACTGAATTTCAGCCGCCACATGCAGTCGGCGCACACCTCCGAGGCGGTCTTTGCCTGATCCATATAGGCAAGATGCACGGCATAGACCGGACTGGACACCCGCCTGCGACACAGATCGCACGTATGCATATCCTGCGCGACCAACTCATCACGCTGACACTGGAACGGGTTCCGCGCGTCCCGCTCCTCCACGGCATCGGCGAGCGCCTCACGAATCTTGTCCCTGGCGAAGGTGTAGGCGTTGGATCTGATCGTCGCGCATTCCTCGAGGGGCCTATTGCCATAACGCTGCCCGGCGCTCGCGGCCTCGAGTTCCTGGGCGATGAGTTTGTTGAGCACGTCGATGGCGATGTCTGCGTCGCTGTTTCTCATTTTGTTTCCTCCTTGGCTTTGACGCATTCGGGGCAGAGGCTGTCGTTGGGGTCGGTGGAGTTGAGCTGCCATCCCTCGTATTCGAGCCGATGCAGCGGTCCGACGTCCCACTTGCGGCATTCGCGGCATGAGAGATGGTGGTGGTTCGGGCAGAGGCTGTCGTCTGGGTAATCGCGGTCGATGTGCCATCCTGCGGCTTCCAGTTCGTCCGGCGCTCCACTGTCGGTGATGTCGCAGTCGTGGCATTCGACGTGCCAGTGGAGCGGGCAGTAGTGCCTGCCTTGGAGCTCGTCGCATTGCCAGCCGTGGTCGGCGGCCTCGTTGTCGGCGTCCTCATCGGTCGCGTCATCGACGAAAAGGCTTGTGTGGCACTCGTCGCAGATGACGTACAGTCCACGGAATTCCTGGTAGCTCACTGCCCCGGCTCCTTGTCCGCTCCGCTCACGTGGCTCCAGTCGCAGGACAGGCCGCCTTGTTTCTCCCATGCGTAGACGACGCAGTCCACCTTTCGTGTATCGGACAACGTGATGGCGCACTCGTAGAAACCATGGGTGGTGCCTCCATCGGTGCATTGCGAGTCGATGGGTTTGGCCGAATGCGCCTGCGTGGATGCTTTGGCCGAGCTGCCGCATCCGGCGAGCGCGACGCAGAGCGCGAGGGTGATGGTGGTGAGGGTGGCGCAGATGGTGTTTCTCATTGTTCGTTCCTTTGATGGTGGCTGGCGTGGTGGTTCCAGAGGCGGATGGCCTTGTTGAGGTTTTTGCCGTCGACGTGGAGGATGCATTTGTGCCGGCAGTTGGGGCAGATGCAGCCGTAGATAGTGTTGACCGGTTGGCGGGTTCGGAGGTTGTAGATGGCGCCGAGGGTCAGGATGAGCGGCTGTGACTGGCGGCATGCCGGGCAGGGTGCGGGTCTGCGCCATTTGCGTGGGTTGGTGGCGATTCTGACGGTGTGCATTTCATTCCTTTCCGTAGATGGCGAGGCTTCTGATGCCTTGGAAGCGGAGGGTGGCGGTGCCGTCCGGCCGGCGGATGAGTTCGAGCCGGCCGTCGATGACGACGTCCTGGTCGGTTTGGGCGATGCAGCGGCGGCCGATCAGGATGGCCGGGTCGGCCGACCGCCACTTGTGCAATGGGACGATGATGCTCATTCCCGGCCACCCATCCAGCCGATCAGGAAGGCGAGCGCCAGGAGGATTATCGCGGTGTGGCTCATGCCGTTCCTCCGATCTCCGGGCTGGCCAGCATCTCGGTGATCGCGTCCTTGGCTATCAGGCGCCATGGTTCGCGGCCGTCGTCGTCGAGGTTTTCCCACGTGAGGTGTTTGCGGTGGCCGTTGGCGTGGAATCGGTTGTAGATGGCGTGCGCGACGGCGTATTGCGTGTCGAGGCTGATGACGAGCTGGTCTTGCTGGTCTTCGGTCATTGGTAGGTCTCCGGTCTTGGCGGTGCGAGCAGTGCGGCGATCGCGTAGCTGGCGAGGCTGGTGGCGAGCGCCGCGATGGTCAGTGCGGTGTGGATGGCGAGCCACGTGATTGGTGTCCACTGGTGGAGCGCCTGTCCGATGATCGCCCTGATGACGGCGTGCGGGATGAGCAGCAGCGCGAGGAGGGTGAACAGCGTGGCCATGGCGTCTCCGAGCCGGTCGGCGAGGTGGCTGATGGTCTTTCTCACTTGTGGTCTCCCGTCTTGACGGCGAGTGTCTCGAGCATGGCCTTGTAGTCTTTGATGTCGCGTGCGATGCAGGATTTCACCCGGTGCGGGCCGCTGTCGCCCTGGTATGGATCCGGGGCGCCGAGCACGGTGACGAGTCGGCGGATGGTGGCCATGTCGTATTTGCGGTAGGTGAGCCACGCGTCAGGGTTGAGGTTGAGTCGGCGGAGGAAGTCAAGGTCGAAGTCCACGTTGGTCCCCGCGGGGACGAGGGAGAAGCGCTGGGAGAGCGAGTCAAGGAATTCCTCCACGGCGTTGGCCACGACGACCATGCTGTCATTGCGCACGGAGCCTCCCATGAGTTCGAACAGCAGGCCGTTGTCGGTGTGCATGGAGAAGGCGACGGGGCTCATGGACAGGAGGTCGAGTCTGTCCGGGCGGATGATGCGGGACAATGATCCGAACTTTTGTTCGCCCAGCATGTCGGTACATTCCATACCGATCTCCAATGGCAGGCTTTTGCGCCTGTCCACGCCTGTGGTCTCAAAGTCGATCCACAGCAGCGCCTCCGGTTTGCCGTTATTCTCGTGCATTTGTCATTCCTTCCGTTTGAATTGTCAATGTTTCGCGCATGGTCAATGGCGTGGCCGTGCCGTCCTGGTTGAGCCAGAGCCATCTCCCCTGCCAGTCGCGCACTGGGGTGGAGAGAGGATCCCTGCCGAGCGGGACTATCAGCCCGAGGCGTTCGGCCTCCTTCACATGCTGGTGAACCCACCCATGGCAGCCTGTGGTCCCACTGCCGCACAGTTCGACGATGTTGGCCGGACTGTGCCTCACATCCGGATCCGCCGCCCGCCGCAGCTGACGGTGATGGCCGGAGCGTCCAGGCCAGCATGACGGATCATGGATGTTCGTCCCGCAATGCAGACAATGCCAACCCTGCCGCTCCAAAGCGGCACGCTTCGAATCATCGAACTCACTCACAACGCACCCCCCTCCTGCATCAGACCGTCGACCAGCACCAAACACGAAGTGCAATTGGCCCTCAACCCGGCCGCCAACGCCACGATGCCGTCATCCGCCCTGCCACCGGCGAGCGCTCGCAGTTCGATTGTGCTGGCGGTCTGGGCGGTGTCGGTGAGGAGGCGGCTGAGTTTGTCGAGTTGTTCCCTGGTCATTGGTTGTTCTCCTCGTCTTCTTCGTTTTCGTCGGAGTCGGCTTCGGTGATGGCGGCGATGAGCTGGTCGAGGTGGCTGGTTTCGTCGTCGGTGGGCGTGTAGCCGAGGTCTTGGAGGATCTGGTAGTAGCCGGGGATGCGTCTGCCGATGTCGTTGGCGATGGTCCAGTCGGTCGGGTCGATGAACCATTCGATGCGGGCGGCGAGGATTTGCACCGCCCAGACCGCCCAGTCGGGTTCGTCGAGGTGGTAGCGGAGTTCGGCGAGCGCCCGTTCCGGTTCGATGCCGCTGATGGTAGCGAATTGTTCGACGCCGCATTTGTCGTTCCATATGCTCAGCGCCGACGTGTAGCCCTGCGGGTCCGGGTCGATGATCTGCAGGAGTCCGAGCCGGGCCGTGGTTTCGACGAGCTTGTCGCGTTTGACGCCGTGGAGGTTGGCGTGGAGCCATGCCATGCGCTTGTCGGCGGATGCGGCGGCGTATTCCTCGAGCGCGTGCCTGCGGGCGTCACGTTCGGCTTGTTCGGCGGCTCGTCGGGCTTCCTTTTCGGCGTCGGCGGTCTTGTCGCGGCGGGTCCAGAGGTAGACCTGCTGCGAGACCGTGTGGATGGATACGGCTGCAGGGTTCTGTTCGCGGATCTTCTCGATGGTTTCTTCGGGGGTGCCGGTGGATGGGAACATGCAGCCGCTGTAGCGCCATTCCGGGTCGCTGTAGGGCTTTTCGGGGTCGGGGATGAGGTTGATGCCGTTGTCGGGCTCCCCGAGGAGCGCGGCGACCGATTCGATCCATTGCCGGTCGCGGTCGTCGCGTTCGATGTTGCGGAGGATGTAGTCGAAGTTCGAAGTGCCGGCCGCCTCCGCGAGCTTCTTCTGCCTGTCCGGCTGGCCGTCATATCGCGCTATGGCCACGAGCTGGCCGATGGTGAGCTGGCTGAAATCGTCGCGGGTCGCTCTGACCTCGGTCTTGATGCTGGCGGCCTTGGCGCGGTCACGCACGTAGTCGGCGCTTCGGCCGAGCCTGTGCGCGACGTTGGCGGTAGTGGCTCCGAGGTCGAGCATGCCCTGGATGGCGTCGGCCTCCTCGAGGACGGTGAGCTGTTCGCGCTGGCAGTTTTCGGTGACCATGGCCTCCAACTGCTGCAATGGGTTGAGCTGGAGCACGAAGCATGGGACGGCTACGATTCCGGCCTGTTTGCATGCGGCGAGCCTGCGGTGGCCGGCGATGACCCTGTAGCGCTCGCCGTTGGGTACGACGCTGAGGGGCGTGAGGAGGCCGTTGGTTTTGATGCTGGCGGCGAGGTCGGTCACGTCGCCGATGTTTTTGCGTGGATTGTCGGGGTGGGGGTCGATCAGGCTCGTGTTGATGAGCTTGATCTGGTTGCTTTGGTAGCTGCTCATTGCTTCTCCTTGCTGGTTTCTTGGTTGTTGAGTTCGTCTGCGCACGCCTGGCATGCCTTCCACCATTCGCTTGGGTTGCCGTTGCGGAGGCTTCCGGTGTGGTCGTATTCGTCCTCATGCGGATCCATGAGCTGGTGGACGTGTTCGCAGGTCCAGGTGTGCTTGTGGCTTGGCGGCGGCGAGATTGGCTCGGGCGCCCAGGTTTCCCATTGGTCGCGGAGCCATGTGTTGAGCCGTGGAATGTGGCCTCTGCGGATCTGGCCGTCGTTGACGGCGTGCTTGTAGCGGCGGAGCGCGGCTTGGAGCCGGGCGAGTTCGACGGGGTTTCCGGCGATGGCCGCGTACAGGGCTCTGGCTTCGGCTTCGGTCTTGCGGCCTTTCGCGCCGACGGATCCGGGGTAGGCTTCGGCGAAATGGTCGAAGCCGGATTCCGGCGTGGCGGGTTGCTTCGGTTTGCCGGCGGGAGGGGTCGGAGAGGGATTATCGGTATCGGTATCGGTTTTATGCCATGTTTTTGCTTGGCTGTCCTCTAGCAACTTGCTAGACGGTTTGCTACCCATCTCGCTACTGTTTTGCTCTCCGTTTGCTTGGCTGTTTTCCGGCAAGTCGCCAGACGTTTGCTTGGCTTTCTGGTTGGCCGCCTTGCGGCGTCCTCCCTTGCTTCCGGCCTTGCGGCGCGCCTCGCGTTGCTCTTCGGTCAGCATCTTCGGCTCCCTGCAGATGCCTTCGGCGTAGACGGGGCGCCATCCGCCGTCGTGCTCCTCCATGAGGCCCGAGTCGATGAGCTGCTGGAGCTGTTTCATGGTGCCGCCGGCGTCCTTGAGGTCGAGCTTGTCGAAGTGGCCGGGGTACGCGGCCGGGTCCTTGGCCTGCATCGAGATGCCTTTGGAGTGGATGACGCACAGCTTGACCCATAGTCCGACGGTGGCGAGCGGCAGGCGGCGGATGCGCCTGTCGTCGGCCATCTGGTCGTCGATGATGAACCACATATCTCTCTTGCTCCTTCCGTGGTTCAGTCGATCTCGCCGGTGTCCGGATCGACGGTCGCCTCCACGTCGCCGTCGTCCATGTCGAGGCTGCGGCGCAGGTCGTCGATGAGGATCATCTGCCGTGACGTGGCGGGCTTCGCGCACATGTTCTCCATGGCCAAGCCGGCGTCGAGGATGCGCTGCGCGAGGTCCGCGCAGTCGTACACGGCTTCGGTGATGGCGTGGATGCCTCCCCACTTGTCGATGTGCTCCTTTTTGGTGTGGGTGTCCATGACGGTGCGGCATGCCTTGAGCACGACGGCCGCGGCTTTGGTGACCTGCTGGGTCTTGCCGATGAGGTCGATGAGTGTGTCGGGCGTGGCTTCCTGTGGGATGAGCGCCTGTTGTTCGCTGGCTTTCATTGCTGCTCCTTAGAAATCCGGTTCCGGATCGGGTTTGCCGAAACCTCCGAATGATGACTGGTCGTCCGACGGCGCGCCCCACGGATCATCGGCCGGAGGCTGGGCGGGTTGCTGTGTCTGGGCCGGCTGTTGGCTCCAGCCGCCTGTGCCGGTGTTGACGGTCGGCGTTTGCGCGGCGGGATTGCCGTAGACGGGACCTTGCGGCTGTCGGCTGATGCGGCTGACCTGCGCGGTGGCGTAGCGTAGGCTCGGGCCGATCTCGTCGATCTGCAGTTCCATGACGGTTCTGTTGGTGCCGTCCTGTGCCTGATACGAGTGCTGTCGGAGCCTGCCTTGGGCGATGACGCGCGTGCCTTTGGCCAGTGACTGCGCGCAATGCTGGGCGAGGTCGTTCCATGCCGAGCAGCGCATGAACAGCGCCGCCCCATCCTCGTACTGGCCGGTCTGCTTGTTATAGACGCGCGCGGTGTTTGCGATGGTGAAGCTGGCGACCTGCGCGCCCTGGCCGGTGGTCCTCAGTTCCGGATCCGCGGTGAGGTTGCCGACGATGGTGATGACGGTCTCCCCTATGGCCATGTCACTCCCCTCTCACGTATCCGGCCGGTTCCGGGCCGAGCTGGCTGGGATCCTTGGCCTTCCATGCGCATTTCGCGCGGAGGCATCCGGCCTCGCGGTCGATGATGATGTCTCCGAAGCGCGCCGGAGCGACCAGCGTGAGATTCCAGCTGCGGTCGCGGTTGAGCGCGGATATGGTCTCGTACAATTCGCTGATGAGCTCTGCCGCCGTCATGCCGATGCTGGTCGGCGTGAGCGGCCATTCGAACCACTTCTCGCCTTCCGGCCTGCTTGGTGTTTTGCTTGGCAACGTTTGCCTCCTTTGGATTGATGTCGTGCCGGGGCGCGGATTCGAACCGCGCATCCATCCGCCGACGTGACCTCAACACGCCGATCCATGGCGCCCGCATCCTGTCGCGGGCCCCGGCGAAAGGCCGGACGGGAGGAGAAGAGAGAAGATGACCCGTCCGGCTGGTTTTAACGTCTTTTCCTTGACGCGCGGGCGGTTCCGGCATGGCCGCGCATGACGAACCACGTCCATGCCGCAATGTGTACGGAACCGTCCAAGTCCTTCACTGCCGTTGCTCGTCCAGCCAGCGCGTGAAGCGGGGGTCGGAGCACAGGCGACGCATGATGACGGCCGTCGGGATGAGCACCGCGAACGGCGCGGCGATGAGATGTTCGATGGGGTGAGTACAGGCCGGCGTGCAGTACAGCACCCACATGGCCAGTAGCCACACCGCGAACAGCAGCTGGTGCAGGATGACGTGGGCAAGAACCTTCATCGTTCGCCTCCGTCCGTAGAATCGATGGAATGGACATCAATGCGATCACCGGCGTCGTTGGCGCCGTCACGGGATTGGTTGGCGGTGTCGCCGGATGTGTCGCCTTGTTCCAGGCGCGCCATGGCAACAAGCTCTCGGAGCAGGCGAACGGCTCGGCTGAGGAAGCCAACCGGATCGCCGTCGAATCGAAGCATGCCGCCGAGCAGGCCAACCGCCTTGCAGGAAAAGCGAACGAGATAGCTGCAGACGCGAACTCGATCAGCCAGCGGGCGTTGTCCGTCACCGCCGACCAGACGGTCCACAAGTGGCGGGTCGAATACGATGGAGAAACATCGACCGTCTTCCTTGTCAACGATTGCCCCGACATAGCACGAGACGTGTCCGTGTTCGTCCGTTGCAAAGACCAGACCGTTGCGCAACGGCACGTCGACGAGGTTGCGCCGTTCGGAGAGGTCGCGCTCGAAAGCGAGTTCTTCTCCAAGCAGATATTCGAAGACCAGGCCGGTATCGACCGTCTG